TCGGGATACACATCCCGGAAGAAGCGTTTCTTTGCAAGGGGCGAATGTGGCACGCAAATGCCCACTGGAATTACGACTACAACAACGTACAATTCCGTCGCAACTTTGACCATGTGGCTTTTCTGGCTCATTAATCCAGAATTGTCAGTGGAAGAAGCGGGGGCGGCTTTGGGGTTCAAGGTTAAGTTCCAGTCCAGTTTTTCTTTGTCTCAGGTCACTTTTCTCAAGGGTTGGTGGCTCAGGACAGTTGAGGGTCCCGTCGTTTGGTATCCTCTTCCTTCAGCTTGTGTTAAGCTTGGGAAGATGATTAACGATCCCTTGGCCGTCACGGCTTTCAAAAGACGTGGCAAACGCATGTATCGCAGCAACGAAGAGGCTGTTGCTATGTGCGCCCATGCACTTTCAAGTTCTTATCAATGCATTCCAGAGGAATACCCGATTTTCGGGCCTTTCCTTGGAGTGTTGCGACGACTTGGAAGTGCTAGTCCAACGGCCTTGAAGAGGTTGGAAGAAAGTTTAAAACCCATCTCAACTGGTGGGACCTTAATTCCGCAAGAGGCCGAGAATGCAATTATGTTTCGATACGGTATATCTCTGGAGGAGATATTGGACGTGACGAAACTGCTTTCTCAAATCACCTCATTGCCAGCATATGTGGAGCACATAGTGTTTGACAAGCTGGCATCCGTCGACTATTGATCCAGTCGGCGGTCAACTGCAGTGCGACTTCGGTCGGGGAATTGGCGTTCCTCCAGGCACAGCTGTGGGGCCTCTGACAAAGGCGACCACCGGGTTCTAACAATAAGAATAGAACATACACGTTCAAAGAATATGACTAAGAGCAAATCGAAGAACAAGCAAATCAAGAAGCAACAGATTCCGACTTTAATCGGGAACGGCGGATACTACTCAGATGCGGTGGTTCCGTTCATGCGCAAAGTGGCACCTCGTGGTACGTTTGCGAATGCTGGCGGGTCGATTGGCTCTGCTTTTGGAAATGCAACTGGCTTGTCAGCCCTTGGAGACCTCGGTGGAAAAGCCGGTGGTTACCTCGGCGGCAAGTTGGCCTCACTCCTGGGTTTTGGAGAATATAGTGTGCAAAGCAATTCCTTGCTTAAGAGCGGAATGAAGCTTAGCGAAGGTCAGGAAATTCCTGCCTTCCATAATTCCGGCCATGAAACTTGCGTGAGACATCGCGAGTATGTTATGGATGTTGTTGTCCCGGCAGTTCCTACTGCTTTCAACAACACGAGTTTCAAAATCAATCCAGCGTCACCTGTTCTGTTTCCGTGGCTCGCCAACATTGCGGCTAGCTATCAACAGTACAAGTTCACTGGATTGGTTTTCGAATTTAAGAGTCTCAGCAGCGAATACGTTGCTGGTGGTTCTATGGGTTCGGTGATCCTCGCAACAGATTATGACACTATCAATGTACCTTTTGCAACCAAGCTTGCAATGGAGAACAGTGAGTATGCGGTGAGTGCAAAGCCTTCTTTGTCTCAGATGCATGCTGCCGAATGTGCTCCGGCGGAAACAGCGAATAACTTGTATTATACTCGTAATCCGACTGCTTCCACGGCCACTACGGATTCGCGTTTTTATGATCTGGGTAATTTCCAGATTGCAACTACGGGGCTGCCTGCTGCAGCCGGCACTGTTCTGGGAGAACTGTGGGTCACATATGATGTGTGTCTTTACAAGCCTCTCATTTCTGGCACGCTTGGCGTTGGATCGCAGCAACTGGTTGGTTCCGGTTCTGTAAGCAACTCCAGCTTCCTTGGTACACTGCCCTCGTCTACGGGGGATTCTATTGCTTCCGGCAATTCCAACACATTGACTTTCATCGGAACTGGCACGTACATGGTTTCGATGCAAATCACCGGTCTGACGGTGACGCTGCCTAGCTTGTCTGGCAGCGCCAACGTCTACTCGATCGTTGATGCCACAGTTGCTGGCACAACGGTCACGAGTGCTTTCGTCTACAAGGTTAAGACGACGGCGATTGGACAGACAGTGAACTTCAACTGGACCACATCAGGGTCTGTTACCGCAAGTAAGGTACAGATCGTGAGTGCGGATATCAGCAACTTTTAGAACATCTCACCCGAAAAGAACCAGTCTCTCACTCACAGACTTTTAAAACTTGAC